TCAAAACCCGGGAGAATATCTCACAGGAGACATAGCACCTTTCTTTCTGAGGTCATCAGGAATCTTCTTACCTAAATAAAGCTGTGTAATCTCAGGAGATGCAGTTCTACCCCGGAACCCAAAGCGGGAACTTTGAGTAGCTTCAAACTCATCATCTGCATCCCATGAAGCTATCTCTGGGAAATTCTCACGAGTAGACTTGAGCCACTCATCAGCAATATATACGCCCCTCACGATACCTCTTACTGTCGCCAGTATGACCTCAGCCTTACGAGCACGTTCAACGCTGACACGCCAGCTAAACCGTACAGCATCATAGAGGTCAATGTCCTTTGAACTCCTGTTAACCGATATCATTAGGGTCTTATGTTGGAACGTAATTGTTTCAGGTTGGTACGTAGCGATTAACTCTTTGATGTGTGCAGCACCGAACTCATTACTGCCAGCACCGTTCATAATGTTAGTTAAACCGGTATAGGCGTCTATGAGTGCTGCTTCAACTTCGTAAGCGGTCTTTTCTTCAGCCATACCGTGCCGATGGATAACATGGATAACCTCAAGACCAGCTAATCTGATCTCTCGAAGTTGCTTGAGTTTGTTACTCAGTAACTCATCATCATCCACTGCTGCAACCTCACCACGCATATGAGCAAAGACACGATTACCTTTCCCTTTACCTACGTAGAAAGTACTGCCATCCCTCGGATCAATTAGGCGGTATACATACCAGCCAAGATGTTCGATGACTCCAGTTGGAAATTCATTAATATCCATATAACAACACCCGCAATTTAACTTATGAGTTACAAAATAAACACAATACTCTCGATTGACAACTTATAGTCCCCAATAGTTAGCATTACGATTTTTACGGTCATAAATAAGTAATGTCCGCTCATGGCACAAAGCGGATATTTAAACTTTGCCCTACCTCCGACATATGAATTTAGGTTTGACTACGTTTACAACTGCTATATAAAACAAGTTACTCACTCCAGAATCTCATATTCTTTTTCAATTCTTCAACTAGAAGTACTTTACTACCACGGTGAACCATCGCGTGACAGTTCGGGCATATCCTCGATGCCCATATGGCGTAATGGCGCGGGGCGTTTTGGATTATACGGCCGCCACTTTTCCCATAAGTCTTGGGCTGTGGTCAGTAGGTCTTCCGGGTCCCATCGTCCACGTACGCTATCGATAATGTAGAGATTGCCATCTACGCCAATCCCCACAAGGGTAAAAACGGTATAGTCGTTGTAATCTTCGATTTTGCCGGAGTTGGTATCGACATAAACGGCGCGGTGAGTCAGTGGGGGTAAATGGGTGTAACGTTTGAACCAATCGGTATCAATTAACCCGCCAGTCAATGCCCGTGGGCGCTGCATATATTGCGACATGAAAGTGTATTCGTCGCTTTCCCACAACCGTAGCAAATCACCAACATATTCGTTTACCGGCCAATAAGACCAATACCGCACCCCGCCGACAACCACACTTTCACTATTTTTAACCGAGAACCAGCACTGCGAGCGCCACGGTTCCGGCAATGCATCGATATATTCTTCACTGACCAACGCAGGAATAGTGATGTGATGGAAATCGACCCCCATCTTGCCAGAGAGCATAAATCCGGTGGCGTCGTCGGTATGAAGTCGTTGCTGGATAGAAACAAACGGGGTTGGATGCTCTTTGCTCTTATCACCGCGCCGTGAGCGGATGGTGTTCACCAAGATACGGTTAGCGCTGGCCCGTTTGGTGGCCGAAAACATATCTTCGGGTTTGTTGTAATCATCCAGCCCAACAAAGCCAGAAAAATCAGGTCCGGGAAAACCTGCGCGGCCGCCAGTTAATTGCCCACCGCTGGAGCGGGAAACCGTCTGCCCCACCATCCGGCCCCGACTATTAACAATTTCCCATTCTTCCGCCTGATTGATACCAAAACGGCAAGGCCACAGTGATTGATACTCAGGGCTGGCGATAATATCGCGGGTGCGGCGGCTATTACGTTTTACCAGTGTGTCAGCAAACGATACATTGAGATTTCGAAAGCGCCGTAACTGGCCGGTCTGCACTAACATATTGATATAGGCTGGCAGATGTACCGAAATAAACTCGGTTTTAGTCCCACCCGGCGGCACGTTCACAATCAGGTTACGCGGTTGCAGCCGGTTATTGACCAGATCATCCAACTTGGAGGCCATCATTTTATGATGCCAGTTCACCAGTAACCGGTCGCTTTGCAATAGCTCAAACCATATGCGGGTAAAATTGAGAAATGATTTTTCCGATCGGGATTTCAAGGCGACACGCGACGGGAAATCCAGATTTTCCCATTCAAGAATATCGCTCATGTGGTGATCCTGTTATCACGCCTTATTAGGGTAATTTATCGCCATTATTCCCTTGCACTTTTTATTCAATGGGGACAAAATGACAATTGTAATCACATTTGTCATTACATTAATGAGGTTCAAATATGGGTAACATTAATATTCGCATCGATGATGACTTAAAAGATCGTTCTTATGCGGTACTGGAAAAACTGGGCGTCACCCCCTCTGATTTACTGCGCCAGACACTGGAGTACGTGGCTCAAAGTGGCAAGCTACCCTTTAAATCCGTATTGTTGACCGATGAAGATCAAGCTCTGGTTGCCGTAGTCAGAGAACGTTTAGCCAATCCGCAACCAGTCAGGGTGTCACTGGATGACTTATAATCTTGATTTTGATCGCCGGGCGCTAAAGGAATGGCACAAACTCGGCGATACCGTACGTCAGCAATTTAAGAAAAAGCTACTCGAAGTCATTAAAAATCCGCGTGTTGAAGCCAATAAACTGCGCGACTTACCTGATTGCTACAAAATAAAGCTACGCAGCGCCGGATACCGTCTGATTTATCAGGTTCAAGACGAAAAAATCACCGTCTTTGTGGTAGCCGTGGGTAAACGGGATCGTGAAGAAGCTTACAGTGAAGCTGGCAAGCGCGTTTGATGGGTCTGCGTCAATCCAAATCCGGCAATTTACTCTCAAGCACCAGTTGTGCTTTTGCATAATCTTCTGGCGTGTAATTCACCTGGCTAATGGCTCCACCATCAGGGCCACTGATTTCAGTTTTATTTTTCAGCATACCTAAATGTTGACCGACCATTTTCAACGCGTCGTCCTGATTGCGGGTAATCACCTCTAAGCCAAATTTGCCCTGCTTTACACCCGCATAAAGGCGAAGAGCGGAAACTGATAAATCCCGCGAATCATGAAAATGCGCCCTGCCTTGCCCCTCACCATTACAACGTGGGCAATCAGGATTGGGATCGAGCGTGCTGTCAAAACCATATCCACCATCATCCAACGGTACAGGTTTTCCGTTATCGGTTCTTTTCTCTGACTCTTCCTGATATTCCTGCTCGTTAATCCACTGGTATTTATTCTCAATCCCCCAGCAGTGACGGCAACATAAACGGCGAAACTCTGAAATTTCGTTGGCATTGGCCGTGGCAATATCCCACCACCAATTTAAAACAGCGTCCTGCGTGATGTGCGTCCGTTTCTCTCTGGCTTCCATTGAGTCACGTATGGCTTTGTTTACCGATACATGGCGATACAACCGACGGGCAGCGGCAGCACCGGTTAGTCCCTCACATTTATATCCGGCCCGTTTATAAGCAGCTGTCTTATCCAAATCAATTAAATACTCACTGACAAATTTTGCCTGCATATCGTTTAGCCCATATCTACTGGCGATAGAGCAGCTTTCTTCAATTTGATTTTCAATTGGTGAGTAATTTGGATCGATTTGATTTTCAATTGGAGAAATTGATTTTTTAGCTTTGGTTCGCAGGTTCGCGTTTTGGTTCGCACCAGAGTTATGCGAACTTGTAGTGCGAACTTTTTCGGGTTTAACCCATTCTTCTGATTTAGCCCTTTTCCGTATTGCTGTATCACTTACACCGTGCTTTTCAGCTAACGACCGAATTGAAAGTTGTCCGGCACAGTACTCGCGCTTTATCGCCTCCCAATCCGGCTTCTTCATTTTTTACTCACATTTTGGTTTTAAATGCTCCAGCAAGAAAATCATGGCTCGCGTATCGCCTTTCTTGGCTTTGATAAAGAGAGAATTGGATATATCCGCTATCCCTTTGGCTTTTCCCCTGCGCACTGCCAGTCGGTAAAGTGAGATTGCTGATTTATCTTTCCTTAAAATATCAATGTCGATTTCCAATGTGTCGGCTATCTGCTGTTCCGTTAATCCACGCCCTGCCAATGCCTCGACTTTATCGAGCGTCGGCTTATCCATCGTCATGCCCTCTTGGGATAGGGTTTATGACGTGAAAGCAGGATTTTTTTCATTTGCTTGTCGAGGGGCATCAGGTATTTATGTTTTCCTGACGTTTTAAACTCTTGGGCATCGGGGTCTAAATGCTGTCTGACAGATTCAAGGCTTTGCTTTACCCCTTTAGCAGCAACACTGCGCGGGTGGGTTTTCTTACCGTTGATAATGAAAGCACCTAAGGTGCCTACACAAAATAGTCCTTCATATATCCAGTTAGTAGCCTGATAAATTCCGCCATGATGATTTTGGTCTTTATCTGCATAGGAGACTATTAGCCGCAAACCCGGACAAACATCAGCGAGAAACTTAATCGCTTTAGCCAATATCTGACTAACCGGCGATATGTGCTGACGCAATGCCACACGGCTCAATTCGCAAACTTGATCCTGCTGCAAACTGTAAGGCTGCCCAATATGGTTATTAGCGCCGCGGCTAAAAATAACGACACCAATAAATTTCCCATCTTCCCATGCACCCACTTTTACCAATTTTCCCACTGGTACCGCTTTGGCATAATGCCAGTTAATACAAGCAAAGCTGGCTGCCTGATGAGTGGCCCAATCCACTGTGAGTGATGTCATAGAACACCCCCACAATGTGGGCAAAGCTTGGTATCCAGATGGTCGAGCTTTCCCTGATCATTTTCGTTACCAGGCAAAAAATCGACATTCAACATTTGATCTATCTCTTCTGATGAAAATCCAGTAAGAGATAAATCATAATTTTCTGCCAATAAATCACCCAGCTCTAAGGTTAATAGTTCCTGATCCCATCCGGCATTAAGCGGCAATTTATTGTCTGCAATGCGGTAGGCTTTTTTCTCTGTTTCAGTTAATCCAACCAAAGTGATAGTTGGTACTTCTTTCGCATTTAATTGTTCTGCTGCCAATAAACGTCCATGGCCAGCAATCACCTCTCCCTTTTCATCAATCAATACCGGATTAGTCCAACCGTATTGTTTAATACTCGCAGTAATCGCATTTACCTGATCTGTTGAGTGCGTTCTCGCGTTTTTTACATAAACAATCAACGAATTGAGAGGCTTGTAGACTATCTCCAATCTTTTCTTATTTTTCTCTATGGTCATTTTGCAAGTTCCAACTATTATGACCCTGCTCTCGAGAGCAAGTGGGCCTTGGTTCGTACTCATGACCGATCCTGTGGGTATGAATGGCCGTTAGTAGCTCCAACTACTCGCGGTCGCCCACCTTCCTAAATAAAAAAACCATCAGCAACCATGCTCAGGGTGAGCGGAAGGTGCTACTGATGGCTTTGCTTGCGCATTACATAACAGCCTCGTAAAACTGCTATGTGATGAAATTTAGGTGTAAAAAAAACCACCCGGAGGTGGTTGATTGAGCTAGTTACTTATAATTGCTTTATTGGTAATGTATCCAGCCAGTGATTTAGCTACACTTATAAATTCTTTGGCATCACTAACTGTCACTTTTCTACCAATACGAATTAATTTAACTAAATCTCCAATTTTTTCATAATTCTCTTTATCTTTTTCTGTTAGAAAATCATTTGATAATGCGGTCATTGCCGCTATCCCAGATGCCCGTTTTAATGTTTCCCCTATCAAGCTTACACCACATTTATATGCGGCAGTTATTGCCGTCAGTTCTAGCTCTCTCCATGCAATTAAAACGGCAGCTTCAGGGTTCTTAACAGCTAAAATATTGCTTTGATCAAATTGACGTTCAACTTCTTTTGGTAAATTTTTGCTCTCATCCAAATAATCATCACTAATATTAATTATAACATCAGCCAATTTGATGTTGAACGCAAATTCAAGCATTCCGACTTTTAAGCTATTTATCCTATCAAACAAAGAATGTATAGGATTTTTAAATAGTACAATTACAATGATGATTATTAATGCCCAAACGTACCATTTTCCAGAGTTAAGTATCATTTCAGTCCAATAGAAAGCATCACTCATAGTATTCTCTATATATGAAACCTGTGTGATAAATCATACTTACTCGATAGCAACTTGTAATTATTTATTGTTACTCATATCTGTTTTTTAGTTTGTGTGCCCAATTAATGACCTCATCAAGCCGGCCTTTACAGACCAGTAACTCACGCTTTAATGCCAGCGCATACAGTCCACTATCGCCCCAAGTAGTACCAACGAACTCAGGCACTTCACATTCAGTTAATGCCGATTCAGGAGGCCATAGCTGGATTAATTCGGCTGTTCGGGTTGCTGGTGGGCTATTCCCGCAGGATGCTAATGTTGCTATCAGGCATCCGGCTATCAATACACGAATCCCCGACACCCGCAGCCTTGAACCGCCTGAGTCGCTCGTCACTTTCATTGCGTAGTTTCCTTTCGTTATCTAGCTGACGGGTGGTGGCTGCTCGGTTGGCGGCTTCATTCATCTGGTATGCATCAATTATGTTGCCCAGTGCCGTGTTTGTTGCTTGCTCATCACTCAGCGCTTTTTCCGCTTTTTGGATATCATTTGAGAGGCGGTAACTGTTAAAGAACAGAGCCGACACAACGACCACCAGCACAGCAATGACTATTCCAATGGCCTTATTCATCCAGCCCCCAGCACGTCAGTTCGCTTTCCTGTGCGCGGCGTTCTATCTGCCCGTAACAGTTATTTGCGCGAACATTGCAATCTTTACCGCCGTCATATACCCAGCGTTTGATTTCAGCGCATGCACCTCTACGGTCGCCAGCGTTGAGTTTTTTATAGAACGTGGAGGTGAAACATTTACTCGGGCCGATGTTATATGGGCAAAACGAAGCAATACCGGCAATTTGTGGCTCAGTCAGCGGGACATGGACATTCTGCTTTACCCAACTAATGGCTTTATCAGCTTCCAACTTATTCACCGCAGCGCATTTCTCCGCAGTTAACTTCATCCCTTTCACTACGGGTTTGCCATCAACTCGCGTGGCACCACGGCAAATAGTCCAGATATTATTCCCATCGGGATAAGCCACCAACCTATTACCCTCTTTTTCATCAAGAAACTGACTGAGAATGATTGATGCTGGTGCACCGGCTATAACTAAACCAAGAACTGCGACGCTGAGTTTGGTTTTTATTGACGCCATCACTCACCATCCGGTTTATAGCCATGACGCCTGTCCCAAATTTTCACGCCTGCATTAAGCAAAAATGTCAGGGCCATAAAAAACAAAGAGCCAAGTACGCCGATAACTGTCCACTCATCAGGTGTAAATCCACCTATCAGCTCTTTAACCCAAAAAATGAAACTACCACCCGACACGGTATAGGAGACCGCTGTTGTTATATTGCTCATTTTCATAGTCTCCCCCTCCCTGATGGGTTGGGTGTGAAGCAAAAAGAAAAGGCTACGCATTAGCGTAGCCTTTATGTTTGAACAGCATAAAATGTCCGTTATCTCTTAGTTAGCTGCATGTTTTTAGTCCAATAATGTAAAAACGATCTTTATCAGTGGGTTATATGTGTGATTAAATATTAAACATACTTAAGTTTTCATAATATGCGTAAGGAGCAACATGAGTTCGGATAATCCGGGAAAAGTCATTTGGCATGTTGCATGTGATGAGTCAGGAATTGACGGACAACGATTTTATGGTTTCGGAAGTCTTTGGATGAGATACCAAAGGCGGGGTGACTTTGCTCGAATCATACGAGAACTCAGAGAAAAGCATAATGTTCATGATGAGATAAAGTGGAAAAAAGCCCATTCAAAAAGAAATACTGATTTTTATCATGATCTCATTAATACTTTTTTTAAACATCAGTGGCTTGCTTTTCATTGCATTGTTGTAGAAAAATCAATCGTAAATAAAGCATTTCATAATGGTGATTATGATCTCGCAATGCGTAAACACTTCACAAAGCTAATATCAACCAAAATAGGAAATGTCATAAAAGCTCACCCAGAACGAGATTGTGAATTTAGAATTGAAGTAGATCCTATAGCATCTCGTTACAAGAAAGCTGACGAAGAATTTCATGCAATAGCTAACAATACACTCGCGAGAAGTTTTGGCCGCAAAAACATTATAAATTCAGTGGTTACTAAAGACTCAAAAGCATCAGATCAGATACAAATTGCTGATTTTCTTCTTGGAGCTGTAATGTGTGCTTACCAAGGGAAGGCATCTTCCGAAGCTAAAATAAATGTATCGAATACAGTTGGCTCATATCTTGGATGGGATTCTCTTCGTTACGACACATGGCCTTCCGAGAGAAAATTTAATATCTGGTATTTCTTTGATAAAACGCGTGGGCCAAGAGATATCGAAACACGACGTGTAAAGCTTTTTTACCCATTACCAACTAAGTCTAAATAGAGTGACGACCTCTCAGCCGACGTGGTTGGAGTCCCAGTCTTTCGACGAAGTGACCAACTTGGCGGTTTAAACTTTCGGGAGCCGCCTCTTCATTCCCAAAATCAATATTTTTTTGATAATAACGAAATGCCTCTTTATGGGCAAGGCAAGATTTTAACCCTAGGTTGGTTAACTCAATCATGAAATTCGATGAAATCGGAAACAAACTACTGTTTTAATAATCAGTGGTCTGCATATCATTCTACTGCGAACAGACCAATAACTTGATCTAGGATCAATTACTGGATGGATAACCAGATTTTGCATAAAATTCAACTTATATCTGTTGTAAAATTAATCATTCCTCCTCGCCAAAAAGGTAAGCCATGATTTTTTTAAAAACAGAAAAAGGTCCTGAAAAACTATCTAAGTGGGAAGAAATAATTTGCCGCCCAACTTTTTTAGGAAAACTGCCAAAAGCTGAATATAAACTGTCTCATATTATTGGTTATTATGAGTTAAAGGATAAAATCCACTGCGCACTCAGTTCCTGTAATCAACCGCACGCTAAAGGTTATATCGTTGTCACAGATAATGGCGTAGAGACCAATATAGGACATAGATGTGGAAGGCGAATTTTTGGTATTGAATTTGACTCCCATGCTAGTGATTTCGACAAATACCGAGATAATGAGGAAAGAAAACTAGCAATTACTTATGCGAAAACAAGATTATATGATTGGACTCAATCGTTAGAATCAATGAGGAGTGGTGGTAAAGATATTTTGTGGGTAACAATTGCTCTTGAAGATATTCTCAATTCGAAATATTCCGGTCGAGCAGGTGCTATGGAGATGCGTTCTATCGCTAGGACACAAAACCCAAATGTTACAGTCGATATGAAAGTAGTTGATCCTAAATTAAAGGCATTATTGTTCAAGTTTAATAAAGCTTTTCGTGATTCAGGTGAGGCACTTGAAGAACACGCTTTGGGTAAGGTTAACAACCTGCACGTGTTGTCCTCTGAAAATAATTTAAAAATTATGTTCTCAACGGCTCAGGATAGTATTAAACAAATCTCAGCATGTAACATTGAGACAACACCCAGTCCCGAATTACTATCTATATCACAAAAATCTAACGCTTTAGAGAGTGATATAGCAAAGATATATAGGATATATAAAGATGCACTAGATTTTTTGAGCAAAAAAAATCTATACCCCATACTTAAAAAATTGGAACATATGGAGTCGGTAAGTACTGATGATAGAGTGAGTTTTCAGGATTTCCTAAACCAATTGTAATAATAAATCCTTACGTCATTTTAAAATAAAAACCCGCACAATGTTGTACGGGTCTTTTTGAGTTTCGTCGCTTGCGTATACAGCTCCGCGAGCTTATACAAGAATCATATATTTCTCGCTCAAATAGTCAAATCTTTTTTTCGAAATCGATCAATATCTTTGTAAAATGCATTACTTAATGGTTGGTACAACATATATTCAGCAGTATTCATCCAAACATCTACTCTGCGGCGACATGTAGCAAACGACTTATCTGGATGGGCTTCGGCCATTTCCTCAGCCATGCGATACCTTGATTTTCTGTAAATATAATGTTGATGAATGATATTAATTAAACCTGGAGTACCTTTCAAAACACCACCAATAATTGAATCTATCAGTAGCCCCTCAGTATCGGTACAGTAAATCAGACTACTGTGTCCCTTAGGGTTATTTATATCTCCGAATATCGCTAATAACTCATCTTTTGATATTCCGGCTTCTTTCATTTTCTTGATTGCCGCATTTATCGCTGTCTTAGAGATTTGTTGCTTCGATAACATTCGAGATAAAATTCCGCTAGCTCCACCAGTTTTTGTAATATGTGACCAACGCCCCCACATTTTTAGTTTTCCTCTAAGAAAAACTAATTCTAATGTATGCAAATGCAATTCTTGAAAATCGGGTTTGCCACACATAGTTGGGTATATCATAACTTCCCTTCCTTTCGTAAAATATACTGGGTGCGCATAACGCCCTCGGCGTGATACAGACGGGCGGTGTCACTATCAATTAAACGGGTGCGCCGGTCACATTCGTCATGACATGCACCGCATCCCCAAGCCCCCTGCTCATCGGGTGGTTTAATGGCGGTACCACAGGTTCCCGCTAGCCGGTAATGAGCCAAAACCACGGTTTCAGAGTTGCCATTACATATGCCGGGGATTCTTATCTGACACTCACGCCCCCTGGCCTCTTTGCGTAAATTAGCCACAAATCCCCCTACGCATAACTTAATAGCTGGCTGGCGGCATTTTCGGCTGCAGCTGGCGTACTAAAGGTTTTGTTCAGGATAAATTGCCAGAGCACATCAAGAGTGGCTTTGTAGAGTTCGGAGAATTCGGTATCGTCCATCGAGGCAAAAGAGATGGATTTAGGCTCTTTGAATTGAGAGCCGTCCGGCATTTGAATAATGGCGTAATAACCGGCTTGAATGGTTGTCCAGCGCCGGAAAGCATCAAAGGATTTAAGCAGGGTTACGCGGTCTGCTCGCTGTTCTGCCAACGTATCAAGGTACTGACGAGCTAATTCTTCCAGCGTGTCGCTATGTCCAGCATATTCAGCCAAATAGTTTACATAACCACGCACCAGTTTCTTTTCTTCAGGTGATATGGTGCCACCGGAGGGTGTCCAGTAATCAAAACCCAGATTCAATAAAGAGAAGTATTTACGGTGAAACTTTGGATTGCGAACCTGCTTAAAATCAGCGGTGAGAATAGCCCCCAGCTTGACTTTATAATGCAGAAAATCCCTAACATCGGGGGTGGCCGGTGTCAGTGTCTCATTGCCAGATTTGATAAATGAAAGTTGTGCCATCTTGCCCCCAAGGGTGATGACACAACAACTGCTTAGGTTGCCAGTTGTTCAGGCTGGCTTTGCTATTATACCGCTAAATATCAGGGTTTGTAACGATGTACCCTGCTCTTTCTGCTAGTTCGATAAATGCAGGTAAGCTAGCCACAAACTGATCTGCTCTTATCTGTTTAATACTCACTATCTTACCGTTTTTGCAATGAATCAAAACAGCACCATTCAGTGGTAAATATTGAATCAAGTTTTTCATATTAATCATTAAGCTATCACCTTATGCTTATGATATTGCAACCCCATACTGGGGACCTGATTCAACCGATTTCATGCACACTTCTGTTAAGTAAAGTTTCACATTCCAAAAAACGGATATAACCACATAAAAAGTATGAATATCAGCTATTTCTTATCAATGGTTCAGCTATACCTCCGGTATTTCCTTCCGTAATAATCACCAGCGTTCCAAAACAAAAACTTTGAATTTGGCGGCATGGTTGGGAATGTTCGATGCATATATTTCATGCCGATCTTTTTATACACAAACTTGTTTCGAACTAGCTTAGTTCTCATCAGAATCGCCTTTTGCACGCTTCTTAGTCCTTAATTTTGAATCTACATAAAAGCGCTCACTGACACTGTGCAATGTGAATTCCGGTACCGGTTTTTCATGACGAGTGATTTCAACATGTGGTGATTTCATCAGGCCAATCATACGCATTTGAAGCATACGTAACGTAATACCGTGGCCCGGATACGATTTTTCAAGCGCGGTAAGAATACCGGTGTATGTCAAATTTTTGCCAATCATCACTGCTACCAACTCACTCGCCTTTAGACGCAGTGCTGATGACGTATCAGATTTTTTGACTACTTTAGGCCTTTTTATTTTTGTAACCTTTGATGGGGGAATCACAACTTTCTGCGGCTTAAGAGGTGGCGTATAAGGCGCTCGACACCTTGCCCGGGCAGCAGCGCCCCATGAATCAATAATGCATAAGGAATGATCACATTTGTCGTCAATGACTGGCCGGCTGTCATTGATAAAACTATTGCAGTTGTTAATTTCCATTGGTCATACCTCGCTTATTTAACGTATCGGTTTCCTGCGGCTAGTTGCTGTGCCGGGGTTAATCCTGATGGTCGGTCAGGTATTTTCAATTGGCGGCGAATGGGAGGGATTGGTACACCACTAGCAACGCGCTTTTGCCACTTGGCCAGCTCGATACCTGCCTGTGTTTCTAGTCCGGTATCAGTAAGCCTTTTTTCAATTCCAAGGCGCTTAAGGTCTACGCAGATTTGATATAAAACCGGGTGGCGCCAGTTGAATTCCTCAGCACAACTGTATTTATAAAATTCATTCCGGTAGCGCTTAAGCTCGGCGAGAACATCAATCACGGTTAAGCCCAGATGACCGCCGCCATGTTCAGCAACGAGAGTGACAAACTCGGCAAAATCTGGTGGCCAAGAGTTACCAGATTCACAACGTTTCATACATGCAGTGCAGACTCGCTGGAGTTGGTCACCGGTCATTGTGTCAATCTGACGCTCCCACAGTTCAGACGGGCGATTGCCATTCTTCGCAGTCCAGCGGTTCGCGTAGATTTTGATCATGAGATCCCATAGGTTCCATGCCTGTGATCTCCTGTTGTTGTTCCCAACTGAGGTATTGCTCAGAGTACGGTCGTGGGTCGCTCTGGTTGAATCTGAATTCCACATGATTTTCTCCTGTGCTTACTTGCCACTCATCGTCGAAATGCTGCGACGGTCCAAAAAATGTTTTTGCCTGTTTGATAAATTCCGTGCCAGCTTTCCCCGTCGCCTTGACGAACGCCGCATAGCGCCTCACCCCTTCCAACATCGAATCAGTCGTTACGCCGTCTCGCAGTCTGGCATTCCAAGCTTTGAAAGCACCGTGTTTGTCAGGGCTTCCCGGTCGACGGGGATATATCAACCAAGCCGCCTCGAATTCTGGCGAGTACTCATGCCGTTTTTTGCCCCCACTAGGTTCTTTGGGTTCCGGTTCGAGATTCGAGGGCAAACTATTTTCATTCGGTCCTGTGGCGTTATTTTCGCCATGGGACAATAGGGTTCTATCTTTTAGTTCTTTCTCTTCCTCTAACTCTTCCTCTGGTAACGCTTTTTGATCCAGTGGTGTAACGCCACCAGCGTTACCCTTGGCGTTACTTTTTGTCTTGGCATCTCTGAATTCTGTAACGCGTCTACTTGTAACTGCCCGTTTTTTAGAGCCTTTTCCGTTATGGCGATCAAAGTCAGGAAAGTATATTTTCCCGCCGTCATGTTTTAACCATCCAACTGTTATCAGTGCATCAGCAAAGCCAGTCATAAAAGTGATACGGTCAATGCCAATTCTTGTAACGCTGGCCGCGTTACCATCTGCGTTACCGTCGATGGTCTGTTGATCAGCCCAGACCCAGACACGGATTAACTTTCCAAGTACTGTATCCGGGTCAATATTCAGGATTTCAGCCAGTTGAAAGATCTCCGGTTTATCTGGAGTTATCACTTCGACTTTTATCCAACTTGATGCCATACCTACCCCGATTCAGTGCTTTTCTGTAACGCTGAACACGTTACATTTGGCGTTACTAATATTAAAAAGAGCGTGAAATGCTCTCCGTTGGCATTGCATGGACTCGCGTGCAACTTGCCGTAAAACCACCCGTGCCATATTCGATGTAATAGGCATGTTTCCGTAGCGATAGCCATTGCACCAAGTGAGTTTTTTAGACATGTGGTGTCCTCCATGACTTATTAGGTTTAACCACTTTCTTCGCCGGTTTATCCCGAATACGTTTGTAAGGTTTGGCATATGTTTTTGCCCAAGCTAAAGCACTTGAGAATGTGGAATTAGGTACTTCGGTGTAATGCTTGCCTCCTTGAATTGCTGCTGATCTGGATACGGATTCCGTAAACCCTGCCCTCTGCAGTTCATCTCGTAATTGTTGTTCAACTTGTTCTCTGGAAAATCTGGCCATTGGTCATACCTCGTTATGCAATCAACTGCTGTGTTACTGGGATCAATGCATGTATCGCCTCGGTAGCTTTTATTAACTTCTGTGACATATCAGAACAGCCCAAAAAAACTGCACTCATGGCTAGCGAGAAATCTCGCAATGCTTGTGCGGCTAGATAATTCACTGAATTTGGATTTTCTAATCTGGCTCGACGCTCTCCGGGCAATGCTCGGAGGATTGCCGGGGTAAGCTCTGCGATTTTTGTCCTTGACCTGTCCGTGTCACTGTCAATCCATCTAAATAGGCGTTGCTTGTTGTTGTGCGTAGCGTGTTCATCGTTAACAGGTGTCAATGGAAGATCCCCTCCCCCCAAAGCGAAATAAGCCTGTGCTATTTCTGCCGCTACAATTTCCTGTTTGGTTTCCGCTGCCCAACCACGCAATTCCGCGCAGATGGCATCATGTTTTAATTTCACAGCTATCTCCTTGTGGAAACTGATTTTTAAAAATCAGTTCTTACTGGGCTGATGTAATAGGCTTGTCATAGTTGAAAGGGTCATAGTGCAATTCACCGTTAGATGCTTTCTCCAAACGGACTGCTCGCTTTTCAGGTACTAACTCGCCCCAAGCTGAAACTGATGGCGGCTTAACCCCAGCAGCTTTAGCTAAGGCACTCTTTGTTCCGAAATACTTAATGGCATCTTTTTTTAACACGTGATCTCACCTCTTGTTAGCTTTAGTTAACAAACTATGTGTTCAAGAAATTTAAGTCAAGAGAATTTAGTATTACCTAACTATGAAAAATCCCGGTGAACGCATCAGAGAGCGGCGAAATGAGCTGCAACTTACCCAACGCAGCCTTGCAAAGGCAGTGAAAGTGTCGCATGTCACAATTTCACAGTGGGAAAGTAATGATAGTTCCCCGACAGGTAAGAATTTGTTTGCCCTAAGTTCTGCTTTGCAGTGTTCACCAACATGGATTCTTTTCGGTGATACTGATAAATCCCCACTCCCAGCAGTAAAAAGCCCACCAGAACTCGATGAGAAAGAAATTGAGTTAATTCAATTGTTTGCCGCACTTCCTGAGTCAGAGAAAGAGCAACATTTGGTCGATCTTCGGCTTAAAGTTGATGGTCTTAATAGACTTTTTGAAGAACTATTACAGGCAAGAAAAAACCTCAAAAAATAAATACTCAATACAATCAATTTGTTATGTTATTTCACACACCTAAAGTTAAGTTTATTTAAATTTAACGTTGAATTTATTGTTAGTTTAAATTAACTTTTATCCTATCAACGGCACAACAGCCGCTTAGGTAAGCAAGTTCTGACAATCTGAAAGCAGATAAAAAGGGATAGACGATGGGAAAACTATTGGATGACCACAATAAATACGTTGCACAAGCTAAAGCTAAGGGGGTGAATTTCATCACTCTTAGCTGCCCAATATGTAATAAAGAAATTGAAACACGCAGAGGAATAGATAACACAGTTTGGGATTCACTGGCGACTTGCCCTTATTGCGAATCGATTTATCTAAAAATTACTGATGGTGGGAAAGCAACTGCCGAGATAATTTAACCCTTAATATTCAGGAAATTTATGGAGCAACTACTATTCGCTTTAGTTGTATCGGTATGCCCTGCTCATGAAATTTGTAGAGATATTGTCTATGAAGTTTATGACACCCAACAAGAGTGTGAAAAAGTAATTTTCGAAAATAGGTTATTCAACGGCAACTGTTATCCAGTCGATGCCATTATTCATCAAAAATAACGAGGTATGACCAATGAAATTTAAAGAAATTAAATTATCTATTAAACCACTTCATGATGCTGTTGCTCAATTATCAACAGATAATGAAATCATCGGGTATGCAGTTAAAAATACAGATTCAAAATCACCTGCCGCATCTATTGTATTACCTAATGGTGAAACGTTGGGTAATTACCATTGTATGGGATGCGCAATTAAAGCTGCCACCAAAAATTATATTGGTATTGGTGAAGATGAAGCAATTGAAGCCAATTTTAGTCTCGGTAAGAAACAAGTCCGTGATTTGTTATTAATCGCTTTGCTATCAAAATTTGTAAATGATTTAGCACCTCAGGAAAAACATTAACTTTAGTAACTAACACCGTGAAACAGCCATCAATCTCAGCTAATTAAAGTGGGTAAAACGCTGCTAAATAGCGTGAGTGACAGCAACTCATTCTTGTCATTCTGCTTTGGGGATATAAAAAAGCCCGCGCAAGGCGGGCTATCTTACCGGCTTAACGTCCCGGTGACGGTGGAGTCAGCGACCAAACCGACTCCAGCGAGGTATGACCAATGGCTTCCACCACTGGACGCCAAAATTATATAGGGATCTTTATGCAAAAGACAACATTAAGAATCCTGGCTGATTCTATTACTATTGTTAATACGGCTAAATCTCCAGCACTAGTAGAGGTTGGAGCAAGCTCTGATGCCATTATGGGAACAGTTACGGACCTTATTGAAACAGGATCTGTTGATGTACGTGATTTAATTTCTCTCGCCTTAGAGCAAATTAAAAAGTGTGATTCTGAGTCTTTAAGACACGTATTACCAACCGATAAATTAATCGAATTTACCGATTGTTATTATCAGATTAAAAATAATTAGCGAGGAATGACCAATGAGCTTATTTATATGTGGGTTTCTACCCAAAAAATCTGCCATGGCAAATGGTGCTGTCGCCATGGCAATTACTGTTGATGCCAAAAATCAAAAAATGGCAACAATGAAATCCACCATGTTATTAGAGGGTGAATTCCCCGGTTCAAGTGGTAATTTCTTTGCGCCTAAAGTTTGTGCTGATCGTGTCGGCTCCCCGCGCCCACCAGTTCATGATGACTCTGATGATAATGCCATATTTAGCACTGAATGGATGGAGCATAATCAGTGGAACGATGAGTCTAAAGAATTTGAACCTATCCCTATTCAAAATAATGATGAAATTGAAAACATAAAGGATATATTCAATTTACCAATAGAAGTGAGAGTTGCTTATATCTTGTTATACGGGGTAGAACCAGAAACAGTAGATAGCCATTTATTGTCAAATGCTTATGACTTAATTAATGACGATGAATCGGAACCTTTGTATCGAGCAATAATTGATGGTCTCCCGCGCCTACCCCAAATTAAACACATGTTGATTACTTCATTGGCCCAGTTGATTGATGATATTCAGGCCCACACGCCCCCCTTTAAGTCATGGCCTGACGTCAATAAATTTGCTGAAAAGTGGATTATGTCCCGCCCGGATGAGCGTGAACACCCTGCCAACCAAGCTAATGAACCAGCCAATTCATCGCCTACGCCAACGGGTCATCGTAAACGCGATTATAAGCATGATTACGCCTCTCTCGATCTTGAAGTCGCCTGCGCCCTGTTCCCCGGTGATTATGATGTTTGGGAAGTGCCATCATCCATTTATCGGGGCGCTAAAGAAAAAGTAGAAAAAGGTGATGAGGCTTGGCGACGCTGGTCAACTGCTTTACGGATTATCCCTGTCATTTTAGCGGTTTCCCGTGATGATCTGTTTGCAATGATCCGTGGTGCTGAATTGGATATTCATAAAGACCCAGCCAAGCTGAAAACCTATATCAATCAGTGTTTACAGCTTGATGTAATCAAAGCCGATGATGTGAAAGTAGCAAACCTTGGCGATGGCAAATTTAGCGTTGATGGCTTGACAGCCGCAGCCAACGATTCACCGGCGAATACCAGCACAATCGAAAAACCAAAAACTGATACAAAAGTGCCAAAAGGCGCAACAGAACAACCAAATCATGCATCGAACATTGCCAATAGCACCATTAATGATGAAACAGCGAGCATTAATGCCGAGACACATACCCGCGAGCAGATAGAGCCTGAATTACCGCTTCTTGCTGCAGATGAGTTCCAGCAACGTGCATCACAGATCGATCAGGATATCTCTAAGTTACCGAAAGAGTCTCAGGATAATTTAAGTATCTGGAAATCAGTACAGCGCACCGATCCAGCGCGTACCAAGCGAAAAGACACCACCAAAAATGGCAAAGTCATTCGCTCTGTGACCAGCATCAATCCTACCTATCAGACAATGAGAGCTACGGAGATTTTTGGCCCCTTTGGTAGCGGCTGGGGCGTGGATATTATCAGTGAGGAATTTATACCCGGCATCCCATTTATGGAGTCGGTTCTTGATAGCAACAATCGAGAGATCGGGCGTAAACCAATGCGTGATGGGGATGGCACCATTCTACGGACCTCCAACCACACTATGCGGATTGAACTGTGGTACCAACATGCAGGAGGCCGGGGCCGCTTCCCTGCTTTTGGTCACACAAAGCATATTTATCAGAGTACCAACGGTTTCATTTGTGACGATGAAGTCAGCAAAAAAAGCCTAACGGACGCCACGACCAAAGCATTAGCACAGCTTGGTTTCAGCGCTGATGTGTTTATGGGGCTGTTTGATGATGCTGAATACACCGCCGACAATAATATTGAGTTCGGTATTAAAAATGCCAGCACTAAAGCTGATGATGTGGTTCGTCTACGTAAAGAGTTAGATGACAAATTCAAAGCCAATACCGAGACGATGAAAACAGCAGTCACGGCGAATGAAGTGACAAAAATCAGCACCTCATTAACTCGCACCATCGGGGTTCATCTCAAGAATGCCGAATCATCCCATGATGATGAACACGTCAAATATCTGACCGGACGCCTAACCCGTTTGAATCAAATCAAAGATGAGTGCCTGGCAAAATTTGTCACTGAGGGAGAAAAGGCATGAGCACAAGCGCCATATCATTAGCCACTGATTACCGAAAATTGCAGGAAATGGCCGATAGCGGTGATGAACTCACCCCCGAAATGGTCGCTGATACACTCTCTGGCATTGAGGGCATGCTGGAAGATAAGTTCGATGCTTTGATGGCATTGGTTCGTAACACGCAGGGTCAGGCAGAGATATGCGCCAACGAAGCCAAACGGATGAGTGCACGCAAGAAAAGTTTTGATAATCAGGCTGAGATCTACCGTAAATATATATTGGAATGCATGATTCAGACCGGTAAAGACTCGATCAAAACGGCGTCCAATACCTTTACTGCCCGAAAAGGGGCAAAAAAACTCGTCATCACCGATGTGAATTTGTTGCCTGATGAATATGTGGACTCCGTTTCTCAGGTGCAAATTATCACCACACCAAAAGCCGATGAAATCAAAGCTGCCTTAAATGAGGGCCTATTGATAGCCGGTGCCAAGTTCGAAACTGGCGAACGTTCGTTAGCCGTCCGCTAACTGATTTTTAAAAATCAAAACTGAACCGGTCAGCGCGTTACTATGCTGGCCGGTCATATCGAGGTATGACCAATGGCTAAATTAATGACATTAACCGAATGGTGTGATGAAACGTATGCGACTGACAAGCCGACGATTCAAACACTCCAACGCTGGGCCAGAAACGGTAACTTTTACCCTGCGGCAGAAAAACACGGCAGACAATATCGCGTGCGGCCTGGCGCCATTTATATACAGCCCCAAAGCTACAGAATGGCGAAAGCGCTGAATATTTCACATTCTACGATACCGCCAATATTGGAGAAGATGGGTTATGGCAAAAAGGCCGGGAAAGTATGACGCTAATTTGCCCAAAAACCTCACCTTTAGGCGTGTTCAACAAACTTTCTATTGGCGCAACCCGCTAACTGGAAAGGAATTATCTCTCGGCAAAATTGCCCGACGAGACGCTATATCCCAAGCCATTGAAGCCAATAATTTCATTGAACAAAACTACACTCCTGTCGCACTACTAGAAAAGCTCAAAGGCACGCAGGAGTACACACTGTCAGCATGGCTAAAACGATATGACGTCATCTATAAGCGTCGGGAATTGGCCGAAAACACCTATAAAGTTCGCAAGGGACAAATAGCCATGATCAGCGAAAAATTGGGCAGCAATGTATTAACTAAAATCAGCACGCGCCATGTTGCTGAGTTTTTGGAGTTATGGGTAGCGCAAGATAAAAAAACAATGGCAGCCACCATGCGATCAGTTCTGTCAGATATCTTTAGGGAAGCTATTGTCGAAGGTCATATAGAGAACAATCCGGTGACACCGACACGTTCAGCTAAACCAGTGGTGAAACGTGAGCGCCTGGAACTGGATCAGTATCTTGCCATTCGCAATGTTGCTAATACATTACCGGCATGGTTTGGGCTATCAATGGATCTGGCGCTGGTGACTGGCCAACGGCGTGAGGATTTAACATTGATGCGCTTTGACCAGATTGTTGATGGCAGATTACAGATAGATCAGGGAAAAACCGGAGCCATGATCTCCCTGCCCTTAGAACTTGAGCTTAAAGCCGTTGGCCTACGTCTTAGCTCCGTGATTGAAAGATGCAGATTAACCAGTAAAACAGATTTTATGATAAGTGCCGGTATCCGGAAAAATAGCCCTGATGGATCACTACATCCAGACAGCCTGACTAAGAAATTCGTAACGGCGAGAACAGGAACAGATTTTCGTTTTGATGAAAGTCCGCCAACTTTTCATGAGATCAGAAGCCTAGCCGGACGATTGTATGAAAAGGAAAAAGGTAAGGAATTTGCGATGAAACTGCTGGGGCATAAATCGGAGAAAATGACGAATAAGTACCTTGATACGAGAGGGAAAGAATACGTGATGCTATAAAAGACCGAATATCAGATTTCGATAAAATTTCGATAAATTTCGATAAACCCAAAAATTCACCTTTAAAATCAATAAATTAAAAAAAGACCGAATACGATTCCTATATTCGGTCTAGGGAAATGGCTCTTGGGAGAGAGCCGTGCGCTAAAAGTTGGCATTAACGTAGGCTTATTCAGCCGTACTCCTTAAGCGTAGTAGAGTACATGTGTTTCGCCAACTTAGCAGCAAAAGTAATTAATAACGGCTATAAACTAATTTGAGTGAGGGAAAGCTCGTCCCTATGCCGAAGAAGATAATTATCTGTTAAACATAGGCTAATACCGCTAAATACCCCGGCTCTGTGCTCGGGTTTACTTTTGACACAATGTCATGGCGCGTTGCTGGAAAGGCTCCAGACTCATCTTTTGACCCGGTTTTTGGCTGTCATCCAACAGCAGAATATCTAATGGTTTTGCCAGAACATGACCCGACTTCATCTGTTCAGTCGCAATATCATTTAGCGGATACTGCGCTAGTGTGCTCGGGTTTATCACAAACAAGGCATTACCTGAGCGGCATTCCAGCATCACTTCTTCGCGATTAAATGCCCATTGTTTGCCAAACTCAAACTTGCTGACCGTGATAATCTTTCCGGCAGCCATAGCGTTAGCGGATAACATGAGTAACGACAACGTCAGCACAAAACCCTTCAT